AAATGAGATTATTATCAACACAAGAAGTTGCACAAATACTGGGAGTTAGCGAAAGCGGTGTTCGTCTGAACGCACAGAAAGGTCGCTTGGGCTTCCGCACGGTTCGTGTCGGGTCCAAGTGGAAATTCCCAGACGAAGAAGTATATTTGTATGCATATGGTGCCAACTGGCGCGAACACGTAAAACAACAGGACTTGACAGATGAAGACCCAAGCAACGCTTCAAGCGGCACTGAACAAATATAAAAAAGAACTGGCGACCATCAGGGAACGGCTCGAAAACGTGACGGTGTGGCTAGATGCAGCCGAGTTTATGCAAAGCCCAGACCTATTTGTCGCCCAAGTAAAAGAACGTGACGAGTTGCGTGCTCGTGAAAAAGATATGGACTTCAAGGTCCGCTTTACAGAGTGGATTTTGGAAGACTAAGCAATCGGGTGTGTAGATATTGGTTTCTGGCTGAAAGCCCATCAGCGTAATGGCTGAAAAGCATATTCCAAAAAGGACACACCCACCCCCGGGGCAAACAAGATGGAAGAAATAAAAAGTTGGAAAACAGAAAGATTAAGACGACAAAAAATTCGTGATTTCAAAAAAAGCCAAAAAGCAATCGCTCAAGATATAAATCTTTGGTATGAACGAATGAAATCTGCTGCATTACAAACAGTATATCATAATATATTATTAAACAACAGGAAGCCACCATATGAATCTAAATCTAATAAATCTTGACTACACCCAATGGACCAAAAATGATTGGCTCGATGCATATACTGCTTATTGCAAAACCAATATGTTCGGTCCTATGAGCAAAAGGGAATATTATGATTGGGTCCGTAGCCGTTTAGACCGTCAAAAATCGCTCGCAGAACCACTGTCGAAAGACTTGGCGACTAAGTGGACCAACGGATTCAAAAACGCTTCTGTGTGGACAAAAAAACGCAAATGCAATCAGTGGGGGCAAGCACTAGAAAACTCTCGCCCACAGGTTGACCTTGATGCATTGGCGAACGATGTAAAGGATATACAATGGCAACTGATGCAAAAATAACGATTATAGAAGACACGAGAGAGGTCCAGCCGCTTGACTTTTCCAAGTTCCGTGATGTCGATGTTGTCCGCCAAGGGTTAAAGACGGGAGATTATTCCGTACAGGGCTATCAAGACCGCGTGTGCTTTGAGAGAAAGGCAATAGGCGATGCAGTATCCACACTTATCAACGGTCACACACGGTTCTTAAAAGAAATGGAACGTATGCGTGATTTTGAAGTAAATTATATTCTTATAGAGCACTCGCCATCGGTTTTGTATAATTATTGTGCTCGCCACGGCTGGCAAAACAAGTTTGATGTCGTCATACAATCGTTGCTGGCATATGCGTATCATTATCATTGCCGAGTAAGGTTCTGCAAAGACCGTGAAGATATGGCGAAATACATCGTGACGAAAGCAAGGGAATTTCTGAAAGAAAAAGGAGAGCAAGATGAAATACAAAAGAATGAAGTTAGTCCGTGCTAACTATTCCTATCACCCAGATTTTATTGAAGACAAGGCGGAGCCGAACGGCTATCGTGTGCTGGACACTGGTCGCTATGTTGTTGATTGGACAATCCGTGATTTTTATGTGTTTGGGTCCATATTAAAAGCAGAAAAACATTATTCTTGTTCTTTTTTGACTGCAGACGAAGCCGAACGGTTTGTGCAAAAACTTTACAACGGTGTTGAACCAGACGGTTCGTTCTTGACAACTCAAGATAACAATTTCTTCTTTGGAAAATAAAAAAGCCCGTTTGGGCTTTTTTTATCTTGCTTTTTGTTTTAGCATAGCCGTTTGTGCCTTGCCAATGATTATCTGCGGTATTGTGGTTATCTTGATTTCTGGTATTATCTGATAACCTTTCTTTCCACCAGCACATCTCAAATTGACTTCGCCAAAACCTGACAATGCAGTGTGATTATAAAATCTTTCAGCAAAGTTTGCATTATAGTCGATTGTGCGACCTTTCTGATAAGATGGTGTTTCAATACATTGACGGTTCTTTAAGATAACATCACCGTTGCGGTCTATATGCATAACTGGTGCGGAATAGTCCACCAAAGAGTTGTGCTTATGCCCGAGCCATATCAAGTCTGCATTTATGCCTTTGACTAATGCACCAAAATCTAACATACCCTTGGTCGCTGGCGCGGAACCACCGCAACCGTGGTGTGCATAGATGTCGTAATTGTATTCATTTCGGTTCTTTTCTTTGAAAGTAAATCTTAAAAAGTTTGTGTAATTACCATACAATATTTTGTGTTCCGAACCCATATTCAACATTGTTGTCAACATTTCCAAAACGTCAAGACCGTTGTATTTCATAATGCTTTCTTCGTGGTTTCCACGACCAAAGAACAATATGTTGTTTTGGTATGGTTTCAAGAACTCATATGCTTCGTTCAGTTTGACATTTAATTGGTTGTCGGTGTTAGTAATATGGTGCGGTGTTGCTCTTTTGCGGTCCCCAAGTATAATCATATCAAAGAAGTCACCGTTGATTAAAATATACCGCCCGTCTTTCAAGCAATAGTCAAGGTGTTTTTTCAATGTTTCTCTGTCACAATCTGGCGAATCAAAGTGTATATCGCTAAACAATGCCAGTTTAATTACTTGTCCTGCCTTAGCAGGTGCTACCCAACTATATGCTTTCATTTACATTCTCCTTGTGTTTCCGTTCCTGATTGATTCGAGTAAAGCCCAAGTTTGATAATCTTTTGTCTTTTTCCAAATCTCGTATTCCGCAGCCGTCAGTGAACCTTTCTCATTGTTACATTTTTTACAAGCCAACAAGGTCTTGCTAGGACCAAGTTCCTTTTGCCGTGACTTTGGCGGTTCGTGTTCGAGTGTAGCAGATTGAATTGGAAAGTGTTGTAAACAATAAGGGCATATAAATTGTGCGGAAGCGCTGTATAATTTACGCCATCTATTTTGTTTCATCGTCTATTCCTGTAACTTCTTTAAGTTTCTTTTGTGTGAATTGTGTTAAAAGATAAAATGTGCGATTGCCAGTGCATTTATAAAGATTTTCAAGAACGCTGTAAAACTCAACTCCGGCGATACAAGCCGTGAATATGCGAGATATTTCGGCATAATCTGTTACAAAAGTTGGCAGTGTTAATTCAAACACCCTTGCACAAACAATAACAAATAGATAGGCACCGCATTTACTGATTGAGTGGCGCATTTTGTTGCTTGTCCACAATTCCTGTCTAACTCTTGCCGCCCAAAGCCCCGTAATAAAATCGGCTATAACAAAAAAAGCAGACGCAGCCAACCACCAACCAATAGGTGCTAAAAAGGCAAGACCAGCAGACCACAAGGCATATAAAATATTTTTACTGTGCATATGTTCTACCAGTCGCCAAGTGTTCATCTTATGCTCTTTTGATTATTTCAATCAGTTTTTTAACGTAATAAACGCTAGTTTGATATAAACCTTTAACCACCAAAGCAATAAGACCGTAGATTAACTGCCAGATATATTTTGCTGTTCCTTCAACAAATGGAATTATCAACGATTTGTATTCACACCACAAAGCAACCCATTCGGCTTTGTATTGCGCCCAAAGAATTGACCAAATGTCTTTGATTGAAACTACTTTCTTTTGTTTAACCATAATTTACTCCTTTATTATGAACGTTCAATTCGTCAATTACCGGAGTTCCGCCACCACCACCAACAACATAAACTCTCTGAGTGATGCCACGCAGATTATTTAATGTGGTTTCTTGCTTTACTCTCTGTGTCGAGCCTTGCAAGTTGTCAATTTGATTAACTTCTAAAACTCTTTTTGTGTCGCCACTCATTATAAATCCTTTTTGCTCTTTATTATATAATAAACAAATCGGGGTCAAAACTGACCCCGACTGGCTTATTTTTTTATGGGTTTTTATATGCCCATTGATAACCACCAGCGGACTTTCTTTTGTTTTTACAAACAATGCTTATTTTAGATATACTTATTCCTGTGTTTTTTGATGCTTCTGTCATATTAAAAAATTCTCTAATAATTGTTCCGTCTTTTATCTGCAAAACTGGTTTTGAACGAAAATGTTCTTTGCCATTTTTATACTTTTTTCCAAGAGTAACAAAAGAATGTATAATGTTTTCTTTAGTTGTTGCACATTCTAAATTTTCTATCCTATTATCTGTCTTTATTCCGTTTTTATGATTAACTTCAGGTTTATTTTCTGGGTTTGGTATAAACGCTTCTGCTACTAAACGATGAACTTTTTTTGTGTGCATAACGCCATTTTTACAAAGAACACACCTTAAATACCCTTTTTTTGTCCAAACCGGGAATTAGTTTTTTTGTTTTTCCTGTTTGTCGATAATTTTTTGAATAAACAGCCCCATTAGAATCAATAAGATATGTTGGAAAATTTTTAATTTCTTTAATCATATTTACACTCCTTATGTAAATTCCTAAAAAATAATAACGGCAGGCAATAGGATTTTTGCTTTTCGGTAGCGAACCTAGCCGTTATTTTTATAATACTATATTTATAGTATTAAATCAAGGTATTATTTACCTTTTCCTTTTTTCTTTCCGCAAGGCATTTTTTGCTCCTTTTTTAGTAGTTTTCTTATGTTATCAAAGATTATATTCTCTTTGAATGTCTTCCTTTCCTCAAATTCGGCTCTCTTGCCTATGTTGAAGAACGAAATTGGTCTTAAAAAGCCCATCGCACGACTCACTACCTCGCACGGTTGTCTTTTGCTGTTGTCCATCTTTGCTCCTTATATTATCGGGTCTGTTGGATAAGGATAACGTTCTGCAATTTCAGCAGACAGTTCTTTAACCTTTGCGACATATTCCGCTTCGTCTTCTTCTGTCCATTCGCCCAAAATAGTTTTGCGTGCTTTTCTTGCGTGCAGTGGGTCGATTTCACTTGCATAAGCATTGGCACGAGCCTGTTCTTGTTCTTCCTTTGTAGGTGCTGGCGCAGGCGGAACCGCTTTGATTTCATAACGATTACCATCTATCTTTTCAATGTATGCGTTGTTTTGGTTACACCAAACCGCAGCCATTGGTGGATATTTGCCTTCAAAGATTTGTCCAATATAATATTCCATAATTTATACTCCTTTTTAATTTGCTGATAAACCACACACGTACCACATAAACGGTCTTGATGTGCGTGATGAACCATATTGTGAAATTACTGTAAATCCTGTTGCGGTTGGAGTATGATATTGGCATTGAAAATATACTCCACCCCCATCAGAGTTGTTTTGTGATATTAAAATTGTATAGTTTGCATCGGCCATTGGGACAGGAAGAACAACACTGACAGCACCACCACCTGTGACTCTTTGTGCAACACCTTGTTCAACCCAACCACTTTTATACTTTCTATACCACGTATAGCCGTTGTCCGCTGTTGGCAACTGAAAATCTATGACCGCATCTGCTTTTGCTGTCGTGTCAACATTACGCAAATCTCTGTCGCTTTTCTCATTTAGGCTTTCAGATATTCTACCAAAGTCTATGTCAGGCATTATTTACTCCTTATTTTTATAGTTAAAGCTTTTTGTGGATTCCAGCCTAATTTGTTTATTCTGCTACGAACTGTATCGTATGGCAAATTTAATTCTATGCACCAATCCATCATACATTGTGTTTTACCGTTCATAGAGATATTATGTGTTCTTCTTGTGTTTCTTGATTGAACGCTTGCTTTTGCCCACCTGCAATTTTCTGGACAATAGTTTCCATTGTTGTCTATTCTGTCTAATGTGCATTCAGAACGGTTTGCTTTTTTATCATATCCGTTTGCCATAGCCCAATTAAAAAATGCATTAAAATCATTTAACCACTCAGAACAAACCTTTATCCCACGACCACCATAATTGGTGTAAGATTTATTGTTTGGATTGCAACAACGCTGTTTCATTTCAGCCCATATTGGTTGTAATCTACTACTATTATGATTATGCTTTGGGTTTCCTTTTGCAATTTTTTCTTTGTGCAAACAACCACAAGACCTTGTATGCCCTTTGCGAAGTTCGCAACCACAAACAACACAGATATTGCCACAATCACACTTGCATTTATAACAACGCTTCTGATGTTTGTTTGTTCCAGCATAATCAAGAACAACAAGGCGACCAAATCTTTTTCCTATCATTGCTTCTGATAATTGTCCGAAATCTATATCTGCCATTGTTTGCTCCTTTATGCTGCCATACCGCTTACTTGCCAGAACAATGTTTCGTCCGGTGTAGATTGTGATAAAATAGTAAAACCGCTGGTTGTTTTTGAACCAGCCACCAAGTCGTATGAATGAAAATCAGAACCTGTTGTATTGCTTTGAATTAGTGCAGTATAATAAGTATTGGCCATATTGACCAAAAGTGATACAGCACCTTTTCCATTTCTATACCCACCTTGTTCAACCCAACCATCAGCATACTTACGATACCAAGTATAATTGTTCGCTGCCGTTGGTTCTTGAAATTCTATAACTTCGTGTCCTACTGTAACCTTTCCATTCAACACTTCCGTTGTGACCCCAGCGGTATTTTCCAGTGCCGTCTGTGTGAATTGACCGACATAGAAATACAGATACATTTCTGTCGCTTTCGGCTGAACAGTGTCACTGTTGCCGTAGACAGATGATGAACGTGATGCATCAAAGTTAAAACCTCTATTACCGTAGTTATTCCAACCGTCCCAACCTTGTGCTCCACCGGACTGCCAATGAGTAAATGCGCCGCTGCTCGACATCTGGGTTGTTGACAAACCGATTCCACCGGTAATGTTCGGCAAACCAGCATCAATATAACCACCAACTACACTTCTTAAACCAGTGAACCCGAATTTCGTTCTCGGCAACTTAAATCTTACGTTTGTCGTGTCGATGATGTAATACCACGCTACACCTGTCGCATTGTAGATTGCCGTCACATTACTTTCTTCACTTGCAGGGCAAATCTTGTGTCCGTCATCTGCCAGATAGAATTGTATTGTTGTTCCGCTAATTGTTTCGCTTTGCAGGGTCTTGTCTGTAATGTCGGCTGTTAAGTGTGCATATACCGCTTGATACACGCTTCCACTCTGCCACGAGAACGTGTCGGCACGAAGCCAAGATGCATCGTTTAATACGTGGTCTGCCCACATAAAAGAGAGCAAAGGCATACATTGTCTGCCACCTGCGATAAGTTTTCCGTCTTTGTATATACTCATATCTTACTCCTTTATGCTGCCATACCACTGACTTGCCAATAAAAATCTTCTCCTGCGCTACCAGAATCACCGTAATTTGTATAAGCACAGTAAGCCGTCATATTTGTTGTAGTCAAAGTCCTTGGTTGCAACGTATAACAATAAGTCGCCGCTGTTGAATTTTTTACGTTCCCAATTACTTGATAATTAGAATTTGCCATCGTAATAGGAAAACTAATGGTTCTTATTTCAGAGCCAGTATTTGATACTATTCCCCCCTGTTCAACCCAACCATCAGCATACTTTCTATACCAAGTCCAGTTGTTTGCGCTTGTTGGTGCTTGAAATTCAATAACCTGATGTCCTTTGTCAACTTTGTTATTCAACGCTTCTGTTATCTCGCCTATCTCTGTCGCAGAACCGCCAATATCGTCTGTGATTATGTATTCGGTTTCAGGGTCTTTCGTCACAATCGCATCGTATTCTGCCATTGTGCCTGTCCAAGTTTTAGCAATACCTGTGTTCTGGTCGATTACCGCAACCGCTTGGATTTCTTGGTCTGCGTTTTCCGTTATTGTCAAATTATCTATGTCCGCCGAACCACCGCCGCCACCAGCATCAAGCGCAATAGTGTCGCCTGTTGCTTGGTTCAATGAGAAAGAACCTTTTGTGACACCGCCTTGTGTAATTGTGATTGTCGGGTTGTTGACTGTTGGTATAGTTGGTTTGTCAGACAGGTCGTTATATGAACCACTGGTCGCAACTGTCGCCAAATCTGCGGTGTTTGCCTTTGTTGCCTGTAATTTACCAATGCCATCAGTGATAGTGTCGCTTGCAGACACAGCACCAGTAGTCGCAACATCTATACCTGTCAATGTTGTGCCTTGAATAATCTGTTTCAGATTAGCAGCTTGTAAAACACGATTACTTGTTGCGGTTCCTGTTGTTCCTTCAGCAACAGACATAGTGCTATATGTCGTATTGCTGTCTATGCCGTGTGCAACAAAACGCCAGTATGTTCCATCAAATACCCAAACAGACGGATACGCAGCGTTCCACACAATACTATCAGTTGATGTTGTGATTGCTGCATTGTTATATCTCATTGGATATGCCGAAAAATTATTCAATTTAATTGTGCTATTTGCAACTGTTGATGTGACAGTTGGCTGAACTACAATAACAGTTCCAACATCCAATGTTGTTATACTTGGAATACTTACCTCTTTTTCGACTGTCGCAGCGGCAGTGCTAGATGTTCCGTAAAACACAGATGCAGAATTTGATAATGGCGCACCATTTACTCTGTTGCTTATGCTTGGTATTGTTGGCTTGTCAGACAAATCATTATAACTGCCAGTTGTCGCAACCGTTGCTAAATCCCCGGGTTGAACCGCTGTATCGGCTTTTGCGCCCTGTGCTGCCGTTGCAAATTCCGCAACATCGTGTGTCACTATGTCGCCATAAGTTGCGATTGTGTCGCTTGCAGATTTACCTGCCTGTGCGTTACTACGAATTGTTGACAGGTCGGATATAGTGTCTTGTTTTGCGTCCAACAATGTATTCGTTTCTGTCTTTGTATAAGTTGTTGACTTGTCCGCTTTCAAGTCCAATGCATTTTGTGTCGCAGTTGAAATTGGCTTGTTCAAATCGCTTGTGTTGTCAACATTACTTAAACCAACTTGTGCTTTTGTAACACTATGTGGGTTGTTGGTATTACCAATATGCGAATCCATTGTGTTTTTGTTGGTCGTAATTTGTCCTTGCAAACCATTTAATTCTGTTTGAAGTCCTGTTACATCGCTAATTTCAACATCTTCCCAAGACATTTCATCGCCGTCTGGTGTTTGCAAAAATTTTCCTGCATTGCCAGTACGGTCAGGAATAGGTTGTTCCCAATGGTCTAAATTAACATCATCGCCATCACGAGCAAATATTGCTACAGCGGTATCGCCATCTTCAATTTGGTCGATAAATGCAGGGTTGCTAAAATAATCAGACGGTATTATATTCCCGTCCAAAACATCTTCTACATTAGCGCTAGAATTAGAAACCGCAGATGCGTCAACTTTTCTTTGCAGACAGGTCAAAACGGTCATACCATTATAAATGCGTGCAGAAGCATTTGCTGTGCCACATAACAACTGAACTGTCAATGTAGATAAACCACCCGCCTTAACAACATCTGAATTTGCTTCGCCAAAGTCAATAATAAATTCTTTGCTAAATTGACCCGCACTTTCTCTAATTGTGAAGTTTTTAGAATAAACGCTTGCTGTTCCTATTTTAACAAGCATTGTAAAGTCAACCGTTGAACCACCGTCAACAATCAGATTGTCCCCGCAAACTTTCAAAACCCATTTTGTGCTTGGGTTAAACACCATAGCAACTGGATGTCTAGGGTCGCCTGTGCTTGGAAAAGTATAACTAGCATTAACCCATAAGCCAGCCCCAGAAACACTATATGTGCTTGTAAAATCCTGACCATCACCAGAAACAGTTTCTACCAGCAATAAATCAGAATTGCTAACTTTCCAGTTTGTTGTGCCGTTCAAAACAGCGGTGGCATTGCCACGATGGTCTGAAAACACATCTATTGCGTTAGAAGTGCCTTGTGGCATATTGGCAAACGAAGTTTTGGCACTTTCGTTTTTAATTTCCAATACGGACTTAGCCGTCTGTTCACCTTTCAAACGTTTAATAAATTTGTTATCAGACATCGGCAACCCCTTATTCTTTGTCTGTATCTCTCATAGCATCACGCAAATCGTTCAATGCACTCGCAACACCATCTTCCGCAACTGGAATATTGTCGTCAAATTCCAACAACAAAGCCTGCAAAATCAAGTTGTGATTTTTAATGTCGGACACCAAATTGCGAATAGTGTCTGTGGCACGATTGTATTTGCCTTCGGACAGAGTGGTTATCAACTTAAAATATTCTTTCTGCAAGTCAACGGCTTTGCCAACACAGTCAATAATGCGGATTGCCGCATCTGCCTTCCGCCATTCTCTGTCTATCATCATCGGTTCTTTCGCCATAGTTTGTCCTTTTAGTTATTGTGCTTTTTTACCAATTTGTTGAAGTAATCTTGTAACTGGTGATTCTGCACGATATTTTTCGCCAGCCATTATCTGACGAATATAATTGCGTTCCATTTGGTCTTGGGCGACATTTGACACAGCCTTAAAGGTACTTGCAGGGTTTGTTATCTGGAAGATTCTTCCAAATTCCGAACCAAGTGTTTTTGTCTTGTCAATGGCATTTAATTCAGATGGAAGTTTCTTCAGCATAAACTGTTTCATATTAGCCGTTTCAACGTCTTTCAGATATTTTTCCATAGCACGCAATTCTTTTGCATTTGGTCTTATAATTGAACGCAATTCGTGTTTAATTTGTTGATTGAAAGCACGCATTGTTTGTGCCAAGTTAATTCCTTCTTCTTCCGTGAAACCAATAATATCATCGCTAAATTTAGCCAAACGTTCTGGCAACGCTTTCATAACCTGATTAAATCTTGACAGCGGTGCGTTTGGAATTATTGCGTCTTGTGCCGCCTTGTCTAATGCTTGGCGATAATTAAAGTTTTTCAGTTCGCTTTTTAATTGGTTATAAACTTCACGGTTGCCCTTTGCTAATTTTGCAAGGTTTTCCATAGTTTCCGTTGCGTTCATACCGTGTTCTTTTGCAAGATATTCAGTGACGTTAAGTTTTTTATCTTTCGTCAACCAACCTGCTTTCATACCACGTTCAATTTCTTCCGCACTCATATCTTCTACGGCTTTCAACTTTGGAAACGCTTTTGTAAGATGTTCGCCCGGTGTAGATACGGTTTTTGCAATACGAGAAGTGCCACGACCAACCGCACCAAGAGTAGCACCAAGACCTGTCAATGCAGAGTCCGCTATCGCAAAAGTTGCTGCGTCACGCAAAGTATTTTCTAATGCGTCACCAACATTTTCTTTTGATAACGATTCAGGTATCGAATATAAAGCACCAGTTGCACCACCACGAAGACCTGCGGTTAAAGTACGTTTAATTGCACCTGCACCTTTTGCTGCCTTTATGCCCTTTGTTGCTGTACCTGCCAACCCTAGTGGAGCAACTGTACCAATAATATTTCCAACAACTTCTTGACTTGGGTTTGTAGCACCAAGTGCTTTCCCATAACCTTCTGATTGGCGAACGCCACTACGCCATAATGTTTTTGCCATATCGTCATATTCAACACCTTCTGGCACAACATCTGTATATTTTTTTGAATAAGCACCACCAGTTAAATCGTTCAAGAAACCGCCATATAAACCACCTAAGGCACCACGAGCAATAGCACCAAGTTTTTCTTCTCCACGAACTGGTAATTCTTCGACAAACTTATTATCTTTTATAAAAGTGTCAAGAGTTTCTTTTGGAACCCCATTATAAGAAGCAACCTTGACAACTTCTTCAAGACTATTTGTGTTGTCATATACATTTTTCAAAGCACTATAAACATCTCTGTCTGATTTGACTTCAACAACCTTGCGTGGTGCATTAAATTCAGTGTCCCATTTTTGCAACACATCAAACGTGGCTTTGTCTTTATCTCCGTGCGAACGGAAAGAGTTTTCCAAATATTCTCTTTCCTTAGAACCAAGATTTTTCCATACGTCAGCAAGTTCTGACATATCAACATTTAAGATGTTTTCATTATCTTTATTCATTGTTTATTCCATACGTCTTTGTATTTGTTATACAATTCTTCATATTCAGGACTTACTGATACAGGGCTTGCTGATGTTTGCGTCTGTTTTCTTCTTGGTTCAGAAAATGGCGTAGGTGTTCCACCAAGCAATTCTTCTAAACTGTTAAAGAACCCTACAACACTACGTGGGTCACTCCAATCTGGTTCTTGCATTTCGGCTTCACGAGCACCTTGGAACGCATCACGAACTCCTTGATTTCTTAACAACTGAATAAATAATGGACCCATTTTTCTTTCGGATATTGCGGCACGACCAGCAGAAACAACCGGGTCAACACCTGCCAAGTCTTTTGCACGAGAAGTAATAACTTGACCTATTCTGTCACGCGACCAAGGGTTGCCAAGTTCTTCAATGTTTTCAATACCATAAGCGTCTTTAACACCTTGATTGTAATCAGCCTGCAAGGAACGAACTTTAGCCAAAGAATCTTGTCTTTGCATATCCTTTGTGTTTTTGTCCATCAAAGCTTTTAATAATACTGCGTTCATCTTTTTCCCCTTATTTGCCTAACAACATCATAGCCAAAGCAAGTTCGTTGTTGTTTGATTCAGGATAAAAATATCCCAAATCTGTTTCGACTGTTTCACCTAATTCTTTGTCGTACTTCAATCTATTTTCAAGGTCTTTAGTTTGGTTTGTATAACCACGTACTGCCCTGTCAATAGCCAAGTTTGTAGGTGTAGCAAAACCGCCACCAAAACCACGGGCAAAGTCAGACAACCAAGAGCCTGCACCTTCTTGTTGTGGTATAGCACTCAAAGCATTAGCCAAAGAATAACCAAAGTTTTCACGTTGTTTTAATGCTTCATCAAGGTATCTTGTCGCTTCACCGATTTTATTACGGCTAGCAATCATATCTTCTCTAGCATATGGTGTTTTGGTTTGAATTTGTTTGTTACGAACTGGTCTGCCTGAACCACTAGCCAATAAACTCAAAATGTCTGCCATAGGGGAAGATGCTTCTGCTGTGGCTATACTTGGTTGTGTAGAAGATTCTTGTATGGCACTTATCATAGCAGGTTTTTCTGCTTTTGCCGCATAATCAGGATAAACAAAAGTCTTGGTTACGGTTGGCTTAACTTCCTTGCGTGGTAAAACAGGCGTAATCCCCATCATAGCACCAGCATTCCGCACAGGATTGCTTTGTAATGTTGATACTATATCATTAACGGCTTCTAAATATTTGTTCATCTTTTTCGCCTTTATTGTAACCAGTTATTTGCAGACGCTACTTGCATTGGGTCAACCGCCATACTAGACTTTAACAAACTAGTAGCAGATGGTGCCAAAGCACTTGCCAAACCAACACCACCAAGAGAGCCCAAAATGCTTGCACCACCACTAATTAAATTGTTCTTCCAAGAATTATATGCATTGGTATTAGCAATATTCGCCTGTTGTTGTGTCTGTTGATTTGCCAAAGCACGTTGCAAGATGTTGTTGCCCATTGTGTTTGCCTGGTTGAAGTAGTTGCCTTCTATACCAGACAAAGCAGACAAGATATTTTGTACACGGGCATCTTCCTGTGTCATCGCTTGACGCATATCCATATTACGATTTGCAGCGATTGAATTTAAGATATTTTGTGTAGCCGAACCACGAGCCCCGCGAGCCATAGCCTGTGCGCCTAATTGGTTTGCATATTGACGATTGCTCGCATCTAACAATTCTTGACGAGCGCGAAAAGATTCGTTGTCATAAGACGGATTTATCAGTTCGTTAAGATATTGCCCAATACCACTTTGTGTGGTCTGAATATTAGATGTTGCCATAGGCGACAAATTGACACCGCCAGCATTAGCGGAACCAAATTCACCCCAGTTATAATCTGTGCCGACTTGTGCGGCGGAAATTTTTCTCGGTTTTCCCATTTTTATTCACCTTTTACTATATAATAAACAAATCGGTCAGTGGTTTTGACCTTTTTGCCGATTTTTTCTAATAAAATTTTTGCTGGTCGCTGGTCGGTCTTGAAATACACTGGTCCGACATTGCTAACAATCTGTTTGATAATACGGTCTGTTGGGACGTGTGCGTGGTGTTTTGCCCAGCCCGAACAGAAAGTGCCTACAATACCATCAGAGTCGTCAAGATACACCGCAAATCCCCCGACTATCTCGCCGCCGTCAAGAACGACAAACATATCAGAACCGTTGTAGTCCGCCCACGGTTCGTGCATATTCTCTTCCCATAACTGCTGGGCTAGTACTTTGCCGTCTGGCGATAGCGAAAAAATTGAGTGTATATTCATTCGTTTATTGGTCCTAGGTATGTTATGCGTATATATGAAGAATTATTTCCTGTGTCGGGTATAAAACCAGGCTCATCAACCCAAACAAAACCATTAAAATAAGCACCTGGACTACCATAAAAAAGTGTATCAGGTCGTAAAATATTTTTGTTTCCACCTCCAATACCTGTGTCAGGAAATGTCCAAACTCCACGACTATACTCGTCTTGGCTCCCGTTCCCATATGGACTGTTTCCTCCTCTAGAGCCCCAACGCACCTTATTACCTTGACCGCCGCCATAAGCACTTCCGTTATGGGTAGCAAGTGGTGCTAAATGATACGCTCTTAAATAGTTCGTTCCAAAAATACCCCCAACAGGAATTAAATGCAAACACGAACCTGCACCACCCCAAGCATTTTGGTTCCCGGTTCCGTAATCAGAATAACATTCTATATTACCATTTCCTAGGCAGTTTGGACCGCCCCCCCAAGATGTTCCTGCACCTGTTTCGGAAGAAGAATTATAATATCTGCTATTTCCACCACCAGCACCAAAAATATGATTTACATCTACACCGTTTGGATAATAATCTCTTGAAATCAGCCTCGCGTCTATTCCATTAACCTTAAAAGCACCCGAATATAAATTAACACCAGCAGTTTGGTTATTAAAATTTCCACTGCTACCGCAATATGCTCTAATAAAGAATGGTTCAGTTATTGTTTCCATATGCACCATATTAGCAATATAATAATGCCCGCTACCATAATAATTATGATTATAACCATAAGCACCTGGAGCAATTTCTATTTTGTATTTTCCTGCGGGAAAAACAGTGTCTTCTTCAAATTTCTGAGCACCAGACAAATTTAATACAACATAACCACTGTTATCAGTAAATGCTGTCGTTCTTCCATAAGAGTTTAATAAATTCGGCATTTTTGTCCCCTATAAGTTATACAAATCCGTTTCTATCTTTTCAATATGACAATATGGTATTCCGCCTTCGTATATTGTTGGTGCTATTCCAGCGGTTGTGCCACCACCACGACCATAGAAATAATTTGGCATATAATTAGTGTTTCTAGCAGGACCTCTAACAGAACGAGAAACTAGCGGGTGTTCATTGCTGTCCATATTTATCTTTAATATTTCAGAACCAGAGATTATATTAGTGCCCATTGTCCCTGGCGTTGTAGAATTGCCATTGACAATCACTCCGCCAGTACTATATCCAGCAATCAAATTAACCTGCGGAACGCCAGACAAACTTGAATCTGCACCATCTGTTCCTGAAACATTGCCCTGTGAAGAGATAAGAGTGTTTGTTTTGCCACCTGCACCCAAAATCAGTGTTGCGGTCACGTCTTTTTCAACACGAATAATACAGTCAATAGTGCCAGCAACTCCGCCTTGTGCCCAGTTTTCAATAATAGAATGCCCAGAACCATAATGGCAATAAGCACCACCGCCACCGCCACCAATCAGTATAACATTGTAAATTCCAGCACCAAGGTTTACAGAATATGTGCCAGCAGTAGTAGAGTCAAAGACCACATAACCACTATTATCTACATAGGTTTTTATACGACCAAAAGAGTTCAATAGATTCGGCATCTAACTCTCCCCTATTGTGTTAAATAATAATACCAGTTCCCGTCTGAATAATTATATATGAATAATAAATTATATGGTGCGGTTGTGTCAACAGCAATATCATTCAATAAGTGATGGGTTAAATTGTGTGTAACACTATAATTGCTACCTTGCACAGCAACATTTATTGTGTGCGAGTGTGTGTCACCTTGTGGTACTGGTGGAAAAGTCAAGGTACAATTGCCAGTAGGTGCTAAAAAGTGTTCCGCATTGTCGGTCAATTGCAAAGTTCCACTTGTACCCAAAATAACAACTGGCATTCTGTTAAATTCATTCACAAGAGCATCGGTGATATTGGTACCATCTGTTCTTAAAGCATTTTGTTCGATATCCAGTATTCCGGACTCGTTGGTGTTGCTCTGAACTCTTAAATCTTCAAAGTTTTGATTAAGGTCTGGCGCCGAAATACCATCGCCTGCATAAAAAGTAACTAAATTTTCTACCGACATTTTACACTCCTGTTGATATAAGTTTTACTTGTGCTTTTCCATTTAATTCGTGAATCATTACATAATACATACCAGCATTATAATAAGGATAATAACCGGCATCCACATAACAATTTCCAGTCTTATCTCTCAAAGTTGTCACAGCAACGCCATCATAATAAACCAAAATTGGTGCCGATATAGTCATTAACTCTGGCAATGTAAATATAACCCTGCTTTCGCCATTCAGCCCGCGTGGGATATAAATGCTGACTTGTTGTTGTGCAGGAACAGTGCCAACATATATTTCTTTATTTCTTTCAATATCAACAGCATCATATGGTTCGTTTGTAATAACATTACTGCGTGTTCTAATAACAGAAAAAACTGTTGACAAGTCGCTATTTTGAAAAGCAACAACATTATATGCGTCTTCAATAGTTTGCTTATGTGAAAGACAATATTCTTTCAGTGTGCGGAAATTTGAGTTCCATTCTTCCGCAACCACATACGAACCTACTGAAAATTCATATAATTGTATTATCATTTTTCTATCCTAATAATCAAGTTGTTCGTCCGTTATACAAGTATTTTTTGCTTCTAGTCCAGACAAGTTAATCTGCTGTGTGCCTTCTGTTGTATAAATGTCTATTTGCAAATAACGCCAGAACGGGGGACGGTCTATTGTAACTAACAAGTCTGTATCCCCCATAGAGAAGAACACACGACCAGACAAGTCGTCTGCTGAATTTACAAACTTTGACCCATCTTCTGGAATAATATTTTTGCTTAATGAATATGTCGCAACATTTTGAATGCCAGCCTTGTTAATTCTTGCTTCATATACACTGCCACGGTCTGTCGTGAATTTCACGAAGAACAAGTTAGTTGTGCGTGGTTCCAAAATCAACGCAAATGGATACAAATGACTTTTTATAGAAGTCTGTGAATCCAACCAAATAAGGTTTGTACGATAATGGCTTGTATATCCGTTTTCATTTGGCAATATTTGACTTTTTGTGGACCAAGTTTCTGTTATTTTATAAATATTTACTGTGCCATCACAATAATATTCATTGCCTTGAAAAGTTATGCAACGAGCGTTATTGTTTAATGTTTCTTCTGTCCATTCACCAATATCAACATCATAAACTAAACATTGCCCGCTTTCTTTTGTTAATCTTACACGGCGATTATTTGTGTTGATTGTAACATTTTTAACATCAGTCAGATAACCTTGTATATCATTTCCAATAGGGTCGTTAAAACCAATTGTTCCGTCAATATTATCACGTAAAGTAAAAATATTGTTTGCTTGTGAATCAACATACGCACATTGTCCGTTAAGTGTAAATGCTGCATTTCCCACAACACCTTTGGCTGTTAAATCAAGTATTCTATAATCATTTTGGCTTGTGCCAGTAATATTATATGAACGGTTGCTTCCAAAGGCTGTCAAACCGTGATAATTTTCCAAATGATTTATCTTATCACCGGTTGGAACATAAAAAGAACTTGTGTCGGTTGCATTTTCTGCATAATCGGCTGAAAATTTTGTTGGAATCCCCGCTTCACTGAACCAAACGCCGTAAAGATGTTCTTCTGAAGATGGTGTTGTGCCAACATAAACAATCTCACCGTTTATTGCTAATCTTGCACCATATTGTCTTACACTTGAAATATTTTGAACAGTTGCATTATTTGTCGTGTCTGTTATTGTTTCAAAACCATATCTCCAATAATTGAAAGATGACCAGGTAACCGCAGTAATTGTTGGTGTATATTGGCTGTATATAATAAAACCAAGTTTGTTTGTTCCAAAGGCAACAGCAAGACCGAGATAATCACCAATTTGAACCATACAAGCATCTGTTACATCTTGGACGTCTTCAAAAGTGGCAATTTGTGTCTTTGTGAACGATGCGTCTGGGTTTTGTTTTACAACCCAAGCATTTATATCTGCACCATCTCTTGTAAACGCTACCATTTGTTCAGCATCTGTATAACCAGATATGTTTGCTGAAAACAGGCGAATAACAGGTTCGTCTAACTCTGTCCATTCTTCAAACCAACCTGATGTTACCAAAGAACGCATTTCACCAGATTTTTCTTTTGATAAACGAACGTTATGTGCAATATCTGCCGCCAATTGAACAGGGGAATTCACTGTGTTCAAGGTACGGATTCCCTTAAAGTCTTTCCACAAAAGATTCATTATTCTTGTCGTCATTTTTTACGCACCACTTTTTCGTATATTTGACCTTTGTGTATTACAACCTTTGCATCGCTAGCGTTTTTCTTAGCAATGTTTCTAAAAGGATTTTCAAAAGGCGTTGTTTTAATTGGCATCTGGTTCTTTCTTTATTGTTGCTTTTACGATTTGTCTTTGTGCTAATATTGTTTGCAGTTCAGTGTCATCACCTTCGTATGCTTTGCAGATTGCGTCTATAACATCACCAACTGCTGGATATGCTCTTGCTCTCAAAGCACGATAATCATATGGTGGAACACTGTGTTTTTCTTCAATATGGTCTTTATGTTCAATATATTCAACGATTTCACCTTCGCCTGTAATAATTTTAGGTTTCCAACCATCTACAACCAAACGTTCCAAGTCGTTGTTATAACCGACAACACCTTTCCAAACAACTGGTGGTGTGATAAGTTTTCCTTTTTCTAATTTGTACATCATAATTCAAACCTCTGGGCTTCATAGTACGGTGTTTTTGCAAACTCTAATAAAGAGTTCAATGCGTTGTTAAATTCTTGTTTTTGTGCTTCAAATACTGATGGTTGTGCACCTTCGTTCAAATATACTCGTGCCAGTGTTGTTACGCATTTTGCATAAGCATCATAGACCAATTCTGGAACATTTAAGAATTGTGCATTTGTTGCCGCAACAGTGCCTGTTTCGTCAAAGTTTTGCAAATATGTTTTTTCTGCGTTAGCATCAACATACCAACCAATATTTTTATCATAAAATTCAATTGTCATCATATGCAGATTATCTTTTTCTGCTGGTGCAATTGCGATTTCTTCGTTTTCCCAATCTTGCGTCCATTGTGTTGGGCACCCTTCTTTTGCTGTCAATTCATTTACAAAATCCAAACCACACTTGTTTCCGTCTTGGTCTTCAAGATACAAACCTTTAACAATACCAAACGGCATTGGATAAGAATTACGCCCAGCAGATGTCGTATATGTGATTTTTTTCTTGTTCCAAACCCAGTTATACATATCACGCATTTCAGAACAAGCACGATTAAAAGCAATCAAAACGGATGGTGTCACGTCTTGAATACTAACAACTTGACGATTGTCAATAATTGCACGCTGATTTAATGTTTCTGTGATAAGTGCTTCGTATGATTTCATTTTTTCTTTCCTTAATCAGCCGTTGTTGATACTTTATTCTTTACCTGTGTTTCAGGTGTTACTCGTGTAACAGGAACTTCCATAACACCGTCCCCATTTGGCACTACAACAGATTGTGGCATAGCACCTGCTTCTTCCCAAGATTTACGCAATACTTTACGGTATTCGTCATCCTGTATTTGTGCCATCATCTTACTTGCCTTTGCAATATTATTTTGTTCAACTTGCAATTGTTGCCCGACCATTACCAATTGTTGCAATACATCGTCTGACAAGCCAGCAAAGTTCTGTATAATCTGCTGTGTGCGACCATCGTTCAAGTAGTCGGCTGGGTTGACGCCCATTGCCTGTAATGCTCTCGCGGCAGTGTCTTGATACTTTGGCATTGTTGGGTCGGCTTGTGCGACTTTTTCAATCAAAGATACAATGTTTTGCATCTGCAATTGTTCGTTTGCATATTCCCAAGCGGTCTTGATAACTGCACCGTCCGTTTCTTGACCGTCAACCATTTCAACACAATCTTTCAAGTAACGGCTTACAATGTTCAGCATAATTCCGCTGATAATCATATTTGGTATCAAAGATTCACTAACAGCAATACGTTTGACTTCTTCTTCCGTTAATGCTTCCGATTTTACTGACAACTGTCCATTATCAATACCAGCAATTTCTTTTTCCAACTGTTTTGTTGTTTCTTGGAATGATTGTATTGCAGGTTGTGCGTCAATAGTTTCTTTAATAATTGCGTTCGGGTCTTGCATACCAAGGCGATATGTAATGATTTTGCCCGGTTCTTGTTTAACATTATTTTCTTCAAAGAAGCCCGTAGGTGCATAACGACAAGGGTTTATCTGTAATTTTACAGCATCACGAGTGTCGTTGTATGCATCTTCTTCGGCTTTACAAAGGTCAGCAATGTAGAACAAAGGAGAAACGCCACGAGCACCATTACCACGGGCGTGGAATGGGAAATAATACACGTCTGGTGTGTATATGCCCTTAGGTGCAAAATATGCCAAGAAAGCACGACCAATCACAACAGCAACATAGTTTTCATATGCTTTTCCACCAATGTAGAATGTGCCGAACATCGTCAGAACTTCAATTTGGTTATAACGATAAACACTATATGTAGTTGTGTCGTCTTGTTCTTGCAAGTTTGGTGTTGACGGCTGAGCAAATGCTTCTTCAAATGCTTGACGGTCTAATTCATAACTCTTGTTTGATAAGATTTCTCTGCGAGTTTTCCATTGTTTGATAATTTTATCGCATTCGTAGAAGTCTTCCGTGCAAGGTGTTACCAAAGGGTCATACACGAAATTGCACGGGTCGATACGAACAAAGTTCAATCGTTTTTCGACTTCTTGACGGACAACAAAGGAGTTCTCACGAACAGACACAATGGACGCCGGGTCCACATTGCCAATTTCTTCAATCGGCAAAACTTCTTTTTTGTACACTGTCTTGTATTCGGAACTAGCAACAACTTCACCAGTGTCCAACATATCTTTAATAGACACCAACAAGGTCTTTTTGTTTTCTTGGTCTAATGCCTGATTATAAACCTTGTCGTGATTTTCTTTGCCAAGTTTCAAATAAGACGAAATTTTATCATAAAATGTTTCATATAAAATGCCGTACAGTTTATTATAAAATTCGTACATACGGTTCAATTTGATATTAGAATGCCAATCTTTTTTTCTTTCTGGCTGTTTAATATCGCAAATAGTTGGCGTAGCACGGTCACGAATAACACGTGTGTTGTCTTGCAGTGCTTCTAATGGTTTGCTCCAAGAGTTCCAGCGTTGGACAACGAAATCACAGACGCTTTGTTTTTCGTCTGATGTTAATTCTCTTTTTTTGACTTCGCCTAATTCGTAATCACATACTATCATATTAAATCACTTTTTTATAATTATCGGAGTGTGGGAACCGAAGCCCCCACACTTTTTGGTATTACGCAACAGTAATCGCACATTTCACAATTGCATTTGGATGAGAAACTGTGCAACCGCAAGTTGTCAACACAGACCACAACATTTGGAAGTTGTTTTGTGCTGGAATCATACGGTCACTGATTTTCTTAATTGCAAAGTGAGCAGCAGATTTGATACCTGCGAAGATTGTGCAAACGTTTGTAGTTGTTGGCAAGTTTGAAGATTCCAAAACTATCAAGCCTGCGATTGTACCACGTACAATACCTTCTTTCCACAAAGCGTTTTTGTCTGTCATATCAACTTTAACGAATGCTGGTTCTTTCAAGATGAAACGCATTACGTCTGGGTTAACTACAACATAACCGGCTTCTTTAATACCTTGGTCACCTGCTAAGTCAGATGCGTTAGAAACAGGAGTTGCGCCCGCTTTTTTCAAAACAGCAGCAGCTTGTAACAAAACATCGTACATATCACCAGCAGCAGCAGTTGTTGCATTAAATGCAGTCAATGTTGTGCCAGCAGCAGCGATGATTGTGTTCATAACGAACGAGTCAACGTATTTCGACAAAGCATACAAACCACGTTCGATGATTTTTGCTTGGAATGCAACGTCTGCAGTTTTCAAAGCATAATCTTCGAATTTAACAGCAGTCGCTGGAGATTCTGTCAATTGCAATACGTAATCATCAACAGCAGCAGTACCATAAGATATTGTGCCTTCTGTACCAGCGGTTCCTGGAGTTGCACTACGTGAGTAGTAATTTGCAACAGTTACAGAAGAATCATTTACCATACGTAAGTGAATAGCATCAGAGTTATCTGACAATTCAGAAGAGTGGTCAACGGCGATGTGTTTATAAACACCAACCAAAGACAGGTTTTTCAATAACACCTTAGACCATTTTTCCGAAACGGCATTATAAGGTGCTACACCATTTAAGAATGCATTATTAGACATATTTTTTCCTTTTATTTTGTCTAGTTAATTTTTTGCGTTTTCGGATTAAAAATTGTCTGTTCGCTTCGGGCCTTTCGGTTATCCAATTTGAATCAGGTTTTGTCTTCCTTACTTAATAATAAACAAATCTCGGTGCTATTTTCTTAAAATTTGATAAAAAATCTTAAAAAAAACACAGAAATTATAATTATTAAGGCAAACATAGCCCTTTCATATTTGATTTCTGCCGATTTTATCTTTTCTGCGCACAAACTCTGGGCCACCTGTCTTTTGGATTCAACATCGTTTATCTTAGCAAGGACAATTTCGGTTTGACATTCTTTTGGAAGGGACGATTTAACGTCAACAACCGCTTGTCCAACATTGTCAAAGGCATTTTCGACAGGTGTTTTACGATTGCAGGCAGTCAACATTACGCAGACCACCAGAATTATGAAAATCCACGCAGTTATTTCGTAAAATCGTTCTAATGGTCTGCTCATATTTTACTCCTTACAATAATGTTTTCATTTCTTCGTCTAATTGTTCCGCTATGCTCATAGAAGCAAATGACTTTTTAGGTTTTGGTTGTTCGATATGAGTTGTGGACTTCACAGAAACCGCTTTCTTTTCGACTTGTTTAGCAAATTCTTTCTTTGCCGCTTCATAACCTTTTTGATAAGCAGATTCTTTGTATTCCTGAATTGCTTTTTTGACCGAACGGACATCAACTGTTGACGGGTTCAGTTTAATTGCCATCGCCATCAGGTTTTGGTTCTGTTCGTCATTCATAAATTCAGGGTCTTCTTCCGCCATTTTGTCCAATTCTTCAGACAAAGGTTTCAACAAGATTTCTTCCCTATGCGCATTTGCTGTTTGTTGAATCTTCGCAGCCATATTCATAGCGTCAACTTCCAAACGGCGGTCAACACGAGCGTCTAAAAAGCCACGAGCCTTTTCCAACAACGCGCCATCGCCAGTTTTCTTAAATTGCGACAGCAAATACTGGGCTTCTTTGGCATCATCTGGGTTTGTAATGGTTTCAAATGCCTTGTCAACCAATTTCCAGTTTTCTTCCGCAATCTTTTGTTTCACAGCAAGGTCGAAATCGTCACTTTTAGCCTGAACGACTTCCTTGACTTCTTGTGCTTTTTCGCCCATTTTCTTTTCAAGGTTCTTGTAAGCGTTTATCAAGTCGTCCTGCGACTTAAACTTGCCCAAAATCAGTTCTGGTGCTTTTTCTGGTTCTTGCGTTGGTTCTTCTTCAGCAGGTTCTTCTTCGGCAGGTTGTTCTTCCGCTGGCTTTTCTTCAGCCGGTTCTTCCTGTGCTGGTTCTTCAGCAGGGGTTTCTTCTTGCGCTGGTTCTTCCGACTTTGGTTCTTCTTCTGTAAATTCAGATTCAAGGTCTGCCATAATACCACTTACTTGGGCATTTTGTTCCCCAGCGATTTCTTTTGTTAATGCTTCTTCTGTAATATTTTCCATTGTATTACTCCTCTGTTGTTATTGTTTCTTGCAGGTCTGCGATGGCATAGTACGCCATCATAAACCCTTTGAATACTTGTTCGTTTTCCCTATGCATTATCAGCGGTGCTTGGTTCTTCAGCAGATACTCCATCACCTTCTGAACGTCCATCGTCCTCGCTGACAGTTGCAACTGTATCCGTTCTTCCTTCGTCATCTTTTACTTCCTTTTTCTTGGTTGTTTTTTTAGTCGCTTTTTTAGCAGGTTTAATTTCTTTTTCAACTTCGGCTACCAGTTTTTTGTTTTCAACTTCCAAAACTTCAACATCTTTCGCAACTTCTTCTTCGCCACGAATATTGATGTCTGCCTTAGCAACGGCATCAGCCAAAACCGCAGGGTCTGCGTCTTCGGTCATTGTTGTAAATGGTGCAATTGCGTCAGCCAGCGCATTTTGCCAACCTTCACGAATATCTATGCCCAACAATTCGTTGAATTTGATACGGTCTTTCATTGCTTCCAAAAATGCTGATTTAGTCAAAGGATAGCAGTGACTAAATGCACCATTTCTGCCCATATGGACACCGTTACATACAATTGCGAATCCGCCAATAGATTCTGGTTCAAATGAGAACGCTATAAGTTTTCTAACCATTTTTTATCTCCATTTTTTGTTTTTCTTTATCGCAGTACTTTTTTAAGCCTTCACGATAGCGTTTTTCAGTTTGTCTTTCCAACTTCCCTGCCCACATAAAGTAAGTAGTTGGGTTGGCGTTTTTCTCTGTGTGGCGAAGATACAATTCGTATGCCGCACCAGCACGTTCAGGATACTTCCTGATAAGAACTTTCCATTTCCTTTCTTCTTCCAATGTCATACAGCCCCTCCAGATGCCGCTATCAAAGACCTTTCCCACATATCTTTCAGATTAGCAGTAGTAGTCTTTGGTGTTTTTACAAAGTTCTCTTGGACACAATCGTTTATCATTACACAGTAAGATGCTGCATCAAATATATGCGACTTCGCATAGTCAATCGTTTTCATACCACGCCTAGCAGGAATTTCTATAATCTTGCCGTTGTCATCATAACTCAACAATTTACACGAGTGACATAAGTGACGGCATTCAGGGTTAACCAGTATATGTGGTTTCCCGTCAAGCCCGTGTACGTGCCAGTCAAAATTGTTAACTCGGTTGCTAATGCTCGTGTTCGCTCTCGGCACCTGAAAGTCAAATCTGATGTGTTCCCTTGTCAGCACTTGTTCGATAATCGCATAATTAGAAAATTCCGAATTAGAAGTGCGACTGCGACCAGAAGCATCGCCGTTTATAACCACTGGGCGACCTTCGTACTTTTGGCGATATATGCGAACAAACTCTTCCGCAACCTTATATGTGGACGCATCTTCTAGAACTATCTCGTCACTAAAGTAAAAGTCGTGTCCGCCGTTCCAATGGCATATAACAGAACACTGCGGGTTTACATTGAAGTCCAGCGACCAGTAAATCGTCTTGCTTTGTTCCCCAATACCGATATTAACAGCAGGATTCCAAGAACGAACAACTGGGCGGTCAGACTTACTGCGCAGATTGCCCAGATATATCATATCATAATCAGCAGGGCGATTACGCTTCATAAGTGTTATATCGTGCAAGATAGTGGGTTCTAACGGGAACGGGTTATACCGATAATCTTTATAACAAGTATAACTGTCGCTACGTTTCTCAGCATTGGGACCCCATTCCTGATATACAATGTCGGATTCATTGTCAGGGTTAGCACTGATAACAATATATGAGTTTTTAGCACGGATTGTTGGTATCAGAGCATCAAAAGACCCCTTGGACACCGATGCGCCTTCTTCTATCCAACAGATATCAATGTTTGCAAACGATTTAATATCTTCAACCCCGATTTCACGCAATCCACGAAAAATAAAAGTCGTGCCATTAGAAGCACGTATTGTATCATTATATACCGCATATGGCAATTCGTAGTCACGGATTATGTCCTTTAGTTGCGAATGAACCGAATCCTTGATAGATGTCATATGTTCACGGCAACATAATATACGAACGGGCTTCAATAAACCCGCCACTAACAACGACTTAGCAATATTTGTACTCTTCCCGAGTCCCGCACGACCGGTCAAATAAACAAGATAACGGTACTTGAAATCATTCACATTCTCAATGATTGGGCGAAAGTCAGAAATTATCTCCATCTGCTTCATCATTTCGAACCCCCTTCGCCTTCGGCGGGCTCAGTAACAATATCATTATCCGGGCTCTGTCCCTTAATACCAAAATATCTCAGCAAGGTCGGGTCTTTCTCAGCAAGTATCTGTTCCCATTCTGACGGTTCAACAGGGCGGTCCAGTGACGGTATAAATTTTACTTCAATCCCGTCTGCGGCACCACCGCCTTCTATATCACTTGTAACCTTGTTCAGCGCAACCACACCCTGCAGTGCCTTCACCGTCGCTTCAAGTAGGGCCCTGTTCGGTGCTTTGCCGTCACGACTCGCCTGCATCAACTGTGATTCCAAGTGGTCTAACACCACGTTCCCGTCAAGTTCCTTAATCTTTGCAAGCCACTTCTTCTGTTCGGCTTGTTCCATCTTCATACAAAATGTGTTCCAGCCCATCAGGTCTAGGTCACGCCACTCACCAGTGAAATACAACCGCTCAACCTGACTAACCCGCGCATCGTGACTCAACATTTCTTTGAATGTCACCCCCGGATGCTTGTCCGTCAATTCTATCGCCGCCATATAATATCTTTCGCCATTAACACCCATCTGCAAACGCCCATCTTGATTTTTTACTGTAATGACACGCTCTTGAAATAACGTGTGCAAGTTTATTTGTTTTCCTTGATGCTTCTTCTATGCTCGAATATATTATTCCTGTTGTTTTATCTAATACTTTTTTGCACCCAACAGGGACCGATAAACCCGTCCGCCAAGCGTGATTAGTATTATAAGAATATGTGCAATATTCTAAGTTTGACACATTATTGTTTTTTTTGTTTCCGTCAATATGATTAACACAAGGGAGTTTTTTTGGATTATCTATAAAAGCCATAGCAACTAGACTATGAACTGTTTTGTGATGCATTTTTTTGTTTTTGTAGAGGTTTATATAATAATAACCATTCTTACAAAGATTTGGCAGTAAAACACGCCCGCCGGTCTTAACTATTTTTTTTATCCTAGAACTATAATATGTATGTTCTATGCTTCGAACGCACCCAGTGTTAGAAACCTCGTATAATTCTTCAAACCCAACAACTGGTTTCCATAAAATATTTTTTTTCTCGTCCAATGTAGCCCCTTTCCTTTAACTATGTATATACACTATCACATACCAAACCAAATTGTCAAGTATAAAAATGTTATCCCTAATTCCGCCATTTGCGCTAAACCGATTTTTCACGAATATCCAAAGGGGGTACCAACATTTTCTCATAGCCGCCACACCCCTTCCACCCGTCAACGCGCGCAAAAAAAATACCACCCCGCAAGCCCGCCGAAAGACCACCGCACGCCACCCAATCGCAAACTATACATAATACCGCCAAAGTATACATAATACATGTTATGCGCCTTTAAAGAAAGCAATCAGGCAACGCAACCGAAAGCCCCGCCGAAAAAGTTGACAAAAAAACAAGCAAAAAACACCGCCGGCAATCGCTAGCCCTTGAAAAACAAGCAAAAAAGACCGCTTTTTAATTTTCCGCCCGATAGGATTTTTATTTTACCGATAGAAAAACACGCTAGACAAGGCACTTTCCCTAGTTTTTTTACCTATTTTACCTATTTTACCAATGAAACGCCTTGCATAGAATAGCAAAAAAATATTTTCCGAATTTTATTTTACCTATTCTTGCGGTAGAATAGGTAAAATTTTGCCCGTTTTGGTAAAATATTCACCCGATTAAAACTTTTTTTATTTTTTTGCTTGACAATGCCGATTTTTTATTATATACTTGAAACATATCAAAAGAACCGATTGGAGATTTTTTAAAAACTTGACAAAAGGCTTTTGGTGGGACTAACAAAAACGAAACAAAAAGAGGTTTAAAAAATGGTTATTATGCAAAAATTATACACAAAAACATTTGATTCAAGAGAAAAAGCGGAAAATTTTATATCACAACACGAGCGGCAAGATATGTTTTATCTTGGTTGGGACTTGTCAAGTGGTATAAAATGGACAGTAACAAAATACAAAAACCTTTTACAACAACAATAAAAAAAGGGGGGAACAATGGGAACTTTGGAAACTTTGGCGATGTGCTGCGTGTATGTGGGCTTTTTTATGGTATTTTTTACAATCTGCGCCGGCATTAACTGGATACTTGAAAAAATCGGTTTTTTGCATTGGTTGCGCGGCTGGCTGTGGTATTTTGGCATAATTGACGAATGCCCAGACACAAAGCGCGACAGATAGCAAAGGCAAGCCCGGCGGGGTTTGCTCTTGCTATTGGTGGCAAGGTTTAACAAACAAAAAGGAGTTTGGAACTATGAGCGATTTAATAAATGCGCCCGAAGTGGCGCGCCTGTGTGGAGTAAATGAAACAACAATCCGAAAGAACGCCACAAACGGAAGTTTGGGATTCAAGGGCGTCAGGATTGGCGGCTTGTGGAAGTTTTCCAAGGCTGAGGTTCTAGAACACTTGCAAAAACTGAAAAACTAGACAACAAAACAACAACAAACAACAAAAAAAGAGGTTAAAAAATGGAAATATTGAAAGAAACACAAACACGCAGACAATACAAAACGCGCTGGCAGGCAATCGCACGAGCAAAAGAAAAAGGGCTTAATGTTGCGTTGCTTGACCGGTTATATGCAGAAATCAAAAACCGCGGTTATTCGCATCAATTCGCGCTTGACGGGGTGTTTTATGCGGCACGCTGTGGGGCGTTTGGTTTTGTAAACGGCTGGGAAAGATAAGGGGGCGGACTATGTATAATATACTGTTGGAAAAAGTAAACAAAAAACTAGACGCGACTGATTATCAAATGGCGAAGGACTTCTTGGACTATTACGCAATCGAACCAGACGAAATACACCGATATATTGACGAGTTTGTTGTCGCTTGCTACACTTACAACGAGCAGACAGGCGAACACGAACAGAACACGCCGGACAAGTTGCCATTTGCAGATGTTGAACATTTGGACAATGGCTGGACAAAATACACTTACGGCAATACATCGATTTCAAAAATGGAAAAATAAAAAAAATTTTTATAATCTGTCCACAGAATCAAAAAAAAGTGTTATAATGTGGGCAGATACAACAAAAAAGAGGTTAAAAAATGACAGCGCAGAAAATAAAAGATTTTCCAGAATATTACATAACTCCCGCGGGCGATGTGTATTCGCGCAATTATCATAAAACTGGCAGAATAAAGAAACTGAAACACCGTTTAACAATTTATGGCTATTATGATGTTGCTTTGTATAAAGATAAAATAGTAAAACATAAATTGGTTCATAGATTAGTGGCGGAAGCATTTATACCAAACCCAAATAATAAAAAAGAAATAAATCACAAAAACGGAATAAAAACTGATAATAGGGTTCAAAATTTAGAGTGGTGTAGCACACAAGAAAACATCCAACACTCATATAAGGTATTAAAAAGAAAAGCAAATAAGTTTTGGCTTGGTAAATACGGAAAACAAAACCCACATTCAAAAACAACGCAACAAAAGAAAGACGGGAAAGTTATTGCGGAATATTGCAGCGCAACCGAAGCTGCACAAGTTAATAATATGAATCCAAGTGCTATATGTAATTGTTGTCGCGGTATTTCTAAAAGTGCCGGTGGCTATCAATGGGCATATAAAAAATAATAACAAAGGAGTAAAAAAAATGAACACGAAAACCTTACAAGCAATACAACACGAATTAAAAGCGCCAAAAGGACAAGAAAATAAATTTGGTGGTTATAGATACCGTAGTTGCGAAGATATTATGGAAGCAGTTAAACCACTTTTAGATAAAAACAATGCGTCATTAGTTGTTTCTGATGATATTGTTATGATTGGAGATAGATTTTATATTAAAGCTATTGCAACATTGTTAGATAGCGAAAGCGGGAATATTATTGCACAAACATCTGCTTTTGCACGCGAGCCCATTACTAAAAAGGGTATGGACGATAGTCAAATAACAGGGGCGGCTAGTTCTTATGCTAGAAAATACGCATTGAACGGCTTGTTCTGTATAGATGATACAAAAGATGCCGATACTATGGACAATCGTGATGATAGCAAACGAATTGCGACAATGAAAGACCGCATCAAAGCCCTGTTGGACGACATAGACCCGACTGTTGATACCAGCGCATATGCAAAATACAAAGACAGCGAAAGCATTGACGAATTGACCGCCATTGGCATCGCAGTAAAGAAATTACACGACACACAAGGAGCAAAATAATGCACATTATAGGAATTATTGTATTTGTTTTGGTTGCTGGTTGGTTTTTCGGCTTTTTCAGTGATTAAGGGGGGGCGCAATGCACATTTTAGGACTTATTGTTGGCTTGATATTGTTGGGTGTGTTTGAATAAGGGGGGGGACGATATGAAAATATATGACGAATTGCCACAACATTTAGAAGACGGCACAGCAAATCCGGACTGGTTGTCGTTGCGCGCTGGAAAGTTTACTGGCTCGGATTTTAGTGTTATGTTAGGGAACGGCGAAACTAAAAGAAAAATGATTTTAGAAAAAGCCACGGAACACATACTAGGGAAACCGTGCAATAAAGACCATTATGTAAGCGCAGATATGTTGCGTGGCATTGAATTAGAATCCGTTGCAAGAAATTTATATATTGAAGAAACTTTTAACGATGTAAAAGAGGTAGGTTTTATTGAAAAAGATGAATACTGTGGCGTGTCCCCTGATGGTTTAGTTAGTGAAGATGGTATTATAGAAATAAAATGTCCCAAAGATACCGTATTTGTTGAACAAAGCATAACAGGAAACATAAAACCGGAATACTATACTCAAATACAATATGCTCTTTATATAACAGGAAGACAATGGTGTGATTATGTTGCATATAACGAAAATTTCCCATTGTTAATTCGTAGATATGAAAGAGATGAAAAATATATAGAAAAAATAAAAGATGCATTAGAAGACGGTATAGAACAAGTTAAACAAATAATTCTTAAATTTAGAAACAAAAGATAATAAAAATGAAAGAAATTTGGAAAGATATTAGTGTTTATAAAGGCGAATACCAAATCTCAAACTTTGGCAATGTGCGTTCCAAAGAGAGAAATATAATTTATACAAATGGAAGAAAATATTTATATGGCTCAAAAATATTAAAACCTTGGATGTGCAAATCTGGGTATTTAGCAATAAAAATAAAAAATAAACATTATATGCCACATAGGTTAGTGGCAGAAGCGTTTATACCAAATACAAACAATAAAGAACAAGTAAATCATAAAAACGGCATAAAAACCGACAACAAAGTATGGAATTTAGAATGGTGTTCGCCTAAAGAAAACATGAAACACGCTAGAGACCATAATTTATATAATCCTAGTATTCATAAAACTTGCAGAAAAGTAAAATGTTTAGAATTAAATAAAACTTATGTAAGTTTAGCATCTGCTGCTAGAGATATTAAAATAGACATTTCTACAATCTGGGCTTGTGTTGCGGGTAAAAATAAAACAGCCGGTGGTTATCATTGGAAATATGTAGATAATTAAAGAGATTGGGCGGCGGCATTTTATTTTTATACCTCTTTTGCCGTTGTTAGCACTCCGCAGGTAGTGTCGCCCAAAACCTGCAACTTATAGGGGCGATATGCTGGCATTTGTGTATTATTAGTAGTCTGTCAGGTGGCGAAAAGAAACACAATTGTAAGTCCGATGTTGACGGCTCAATAACCGTCTAGCCCCTGCCAAGATTTTTTTACAAAACAAGTTGACAACGAGCAAAACGATGTTATGATAAAACAAAGTTTGACCGGAAAGGAAAGGATAGGTTATGGCGAAAGAACTTTTTATCACAGAAAATAAAAAAGCAATTGAACAATCATTTTTGTTTTTTCCACGAGATGTTATCTCACGCAAACAAATCAGCAAAATCAACCCAGAAGAAATCACAGATGTAATTCTTGACGGCGAAGATACCGAATGCCTTGATGTTTTTACACAGGCGAAGAAATGGTATTTGCCAAATGGTCTTGATTTTAATGAAAATATTGATATACTTAATACATCATTCACAAAGGGTCGCCGTGCATACGAAACACCGGCACCAAAACCACATACTGTGAACGATGATTACTTATCAGGGGACACCTTTCCTTCCACTAATAACCTGTCCCCTGACCCGAATTTAGACGAATACATTGAAACCGAAATTCCACTTGAAGACCAGATTAGTATTTTACAGCCGTTGCTTGATGGCAAGAAAATCGGTGCTGGCTCTATTGCCGAACTAACAAGCCAGTTGGTCGGGCTGTGCCGTCAAAACACGCTGTTTGTCCGTGATACTGTGACGGGACTTTACAAATCTGTGTTTGCTCGCAAACCTTTGATACCAGAAGAACAAGCCCAGACGATATTCGAAACACACTTTTGGGACAAGTTGGCAATTCGCACATCGTCCTATGACACCGATAAAGAATCAGGCGAAACCGTCCGCAAATACAAATACCACGATATTAAACCGCAGGAACTTAAATTGCTGTGGCGAAATGTTGGGCTGTATAGCACTTTTAATTCACGCAAAGAGTTTTATGACGCAATACCGCAGTGGGACGGTGTAGAACGCATCAGAACCTTTATGAAGAAATACTTTAATTGCGACACAAACCCGAACTTTTTCTTGTTGCTTATGACAAGTTTGGTTGCAAAGTTCTCGCCAAGGAACGATTATTGCCCATACTTTTTTGATATTGTTGCCGAACAGAAAGGCATCGGGAAATCTTTTCTTTGCAAACGACTTGTTGACAAGAAATATGTCGGCTTTCTAAAAATGTCCCGTAACCGTGGTATGTCTGACTTTTTTGTTGACGCATACGACGGAAATAACGCAATTGTTGTTGACGATGAATGCACTTGGTGTGGCAGTGGCTCGGACAAGATTAGTTATGACGAACTGAAAAACTTGGTGACGGTGTCGGACGATAAATTCTCACGCAAAGGAAAACAGCCCGAACAACACGAACGGTCTTTCATAATTATTCGCACATCGAACTTTGTCCAGCAAGTGTTCTCGACCAACGAACGCCGTCAAATTATCTTTGAGTGCCACTTACAAGAAAAAGAGTGTCGTATCAAAGACCTGCCAGACGAATTTTTTCAACAAATGCTCGCAGAAGCCAAGCAGTATTATATCGAACATAACGGCATTTATCAGTTGACAGATGACGACCAGATTGAAATCAAAGAAACGAATTTGAATAATTATAACTGGGAAACCAAAGAAAACTATGCCATCTTGGACTATATCTCGGCAGTTCGGGAAGACCCTGACAAATACGGCACGAAACTTGCCGCACAAAAGTTTGCTAATGACAAGTGGGGCTCGCATAAAAAGTATAACGATTGGTGCGAAGAACATCGCAAACCATCATTGCCTGCTCGTTCTTTCTGGCGCGCTGTATCTGCTCTGGCAGAACTCCCTGAACACCATATTGCCGTGCTTTCAAATGGAAAATATGACACGGCTGATGGTGGACACGCCCGAGTGTTCCGTGTTGACCCAGTCGGTCTGACACCAGAAGAAAAAGAGATGGACGAATTACAAGACTTGCCACTGTAAAAAAATGCGGTGGTTGTCCACATATAGTAATTTTTATGATATAATTATAATGTGAAACAAAAAGAGGTTAACAATGATTGAAAAAATCACTAATCAAAATCAAATTGCTAGACATAAACTAGCAGAAAAAATCAATGAGTTGATAGATGCTGTCAATGTATTGCAAGCACAAGTTGCTATATTAGAAGAACACGCACATCCCACTGCGACAACAAAACCAGCCGAAAATGTGCAAGACCGTATGATTGGATGCACCACGCTGGACATACCAAAGAGTTATAAAAACGACCAGTTGACATTAGCAACATTAGATTATAGCAAAAAACTAGAAAAAGAAAACAGCGACTTGAAAGACGAATTAGACCGCACACGCAAGGCATTGGAAATAGCAAAAGACACATTTAATTGGATAGATGAAACATACCAAACAGGTCAAGAAATGGAAGCGGAAATATGGGGTAAGGTTCAACTTGCTGCACAAGAAATAACAGCACTGGAACAAAAGGATGTAAAATGATGCAGTTATATCAAGGCGATTGTTTGGAAGTTATGAAACAGATACCTGACAAGTCGGTTGATTGTATTATAACATCGCCACCATATTGGAAAGGTTTTGAATACGAAGCGTATTTTAATTCGTACGCCCAATATCTTGATTGGTGCAGAAAATGGCTTGCAGAAGCAAAACGCATACTAGCACCCAATGGAACATTTTGGCTTAATGTCATTAACGACAGCGAAATAACAATTCGTGCGTTTGAAATGATGGAAATAGCAACCAGAGAACTTATGTATAAACTGCACGATACTGTAATATGGTATCGTTATAACCAACAACCAGCAAACACAAACCGACAACTAACAAACCAGTGCGAGTATATTTTTATGTTGCGCCATACATCTGCTGGGGTAGAATTGGACAAGGAAATAGCATACAATTTACACCCAGATATGTTCAAGACAAAAAATGTTGGTAATGTATGGGAATTGCCGTTTAATAGTGGCAAACAACATAGTGTAGGTTTTGGGCGCAAAGAAACAAAATCAAAATGGGGGCATAGTGGTTTTCCTGTTGAATTACCAGAAACTTGTATTGCATTATCAACACAAAAAGGCGATACTGTATTAGATATGTTTATGGGTAGTGGCACAACAGGGGTTGCCTGTAAACATCTAAACCGAAACTTCATTGGCATAGAACTTGACCCAAATTACTTTGAGATTGCGAAAAACAGAATTGAAAATGAACCAACACAACTAACACTAGCAGAACAAAAGGATTAAAACAATGACAGAACCAGAAAGGAAGAAAGACGGACAACTTTTTATTCCGTTCGAAAAACAATTACAGTTGGCGATTCAATTTAAGGAGAAACAGAGATGAGAACACATTGGGAAACAAAAAAATGCTACTGGTGGCTAGACATATCTGTCTGGTGGAAATCTTGCCGCTTTGGTTTTTGGTATGATAAGTGGATTGGAAGAAAAGAATTAGATATATACTTTTTGTTCTGGGAAATACAAATCGTATCAGACAAAATAGCAAAATACTTTAAGAAACACAGTTAAGGAGAAATAGAGATGAAAGAAACAATATTAAGCATAGCAAAATGGCACGAAGAAACCTTCACCGAAGCAACATATGATGGACAAAGAGCAAAGTTTTGGGAAGAATTACAAGAGTTTGATACCGCCAAATCTTATCGTGATATGGTTGAAGAGTTGGCTGATATGTTTATTGTTGCTTGTGGAATTATAAGGTTTGACACAGTAGAAGCGATGGCTCAAATTGCGTGTGTTAGAGAAAGGGGAAACGCTAAAATGATTCTGTGGGCAGACTTTGAAACTATTGTTGATGTAAAGATGGAAAAGAACCGCAAGCGTGTTTGGAACAAAACAGGCAACGGAACTTACCATCACGAAAATGGTATTGAAGATTAGGAGAAACAGAGATGATTATCGATTTTTCGCACCCAAACTTAATCGGCAAAGAATGGAATGTGCGTGTCGTAAAGACCACACCAAAGGGCGACCTGTTCCCACAGAACGTTAGGTTCGAAGATAAAGACGATGCCTACGCCTACTATGAACAGGTAAGGCAGTTATGGAGAAAACAAAAACAAAGATAAAAGGAGAAAAAAACAAATGAGAAAGATAATTTTAAGTCAACAAGGTTGCAGTAAATGCAAAACATTGGCAGACCAATGCCCAGACGCAGAAGTCGTTATTCCACAGCCAGCAGAGTTGTTGCAAATTGCACGTATGCTGAACATACAATCGTTGCCAATCGTAGTGTTGACAGGCGAACCACAAGAATTAGCGGAGGCGTTGAAATGAATGAAGTCCGTTGCAAACACTGTAAAGCAAAGCCACGCATCGTCAAAATAGACGAGTGCTACTACGCCCAGTGTTCCAAATGCACAAAATGGGGCAAGTTTAATTTTCTTGGCTTTAGCGAAGAGAAAGCACTGGAACAATGGAACGCAGCGAACATCGACAGACCGTCTAACCAAGGAGCAAAACTATGCGATTTTCAATTCAAGAACTCTTAAAAGCGGGTTCGCACAAATGGGCAGAAAAAGATGTGGACGTTGTTACACTCAGGAACCTTGAAGACCTGTGTCGGAAAGTAAATGCTTTGGGGTATCAGCCACCAATGCGAGCAACATCGTGTCTGCGGTCAATCAAAGACCAACAACGAATTAACCCATCTGCTATGGGTTCATCACACTTATACGGTTGTGCGGTTGATATTGCCGACCCGAAAGGCGAATTAAAGAAATGGTGTGTAGCAAACAAGGCGAAGTTAATTGAGTGCGGTTTGTGGATGGAAGACCCAAAATACACTACTTCGTGGTGTCATTTGTCTTCGTATATGCCCAAAAGTGGAAAAAGAATTTTTATTCCTTGAAAAAATTTTTAATAGTTGTCCACAAAATAAAAAAAACGTGTTATAATTACAATGTAAAAACCAAAAGGAAAATAAAAATGTCAAATACACCAATCATAAAAAAACGCAACGGTGCTTTTTCTGTTGCAGTATTCGAAGAAACAAAACAAGACAAGAACGGCAATTCATACCAATCTCGCAGTGTTGTCTTGCAGAAATCATACAAGAACCAAAACGGCGAATGGCAACGCCAGACAATCAACTTGTTTGACAATAATGTAGCCGAAGTCGCATTGTTATTGCAGGCAACATATATGGACTTACTGGCAACAAAACCAAGCGAACCAGATGCGCCTGCGCTGGAAGAAAAGACCGAAGCAAAGTCTGTTGAAGACATAGACGATTTGCCTTTTAATGATGTCCCATAGTCAAGGGGGACTTATAAATATACCTTGACCAAATAAACAAAGGATAAACAAATGAGATTATTATCAACACAAGAAGTTGCACAAATACTGGGAGTTAGCGAAAGCGGTGTTCGTCTGAACGCACAGAAAGGTCGCTTGGGCTTCCGCACGGTTCGTGTCGGGTCCAAGTGGAAATT